GCAATGTTATACACCCCTAAGATGGACACTAAAGCTATTATTCCCCAATTCCTTTTGGGTCTACTATACATTTTTCTTAGAACTAGTCTCTGTCACTATTTTAATTGGAGCTTGTTCAATACGCAATATCTGAGTAGGAGCAGATTGTGAAGCCTTCTCTATAAGTTTTTCAAAATCTGCTTTAGTCAGATTTGGAGTCGGATTCTTATCCACTTTCATGGTTCCATCTCCTCTTTTACGTGCCGCATCTATTCCAAAACTACTAAGACATCCCGTCAAAATCGATGCCGGGAAAGTGATATCCTTGGGTTCATTTGCATAACCAGGAATAGAAATGTAATTTAAACTGACGATAAATCCACTCCAAGCAACTACAACAAGTCTTACTACGACTGAGATAAAGGCTAATTGCTCTTCTTTGTCATCAAGGTTTTCTTTAATTTTTGTGAAAACATTTTTCTTCTCTTGTGTTTTAGAAGAATCTTTTGAATTGTCAATCATTTTATATCCTTAATACATACTAAGTTTACCCTCATGTAAACTTATGTATAGCAATTAATAGGTACTAAAAATGCGGAAGTTCTTTCCTTTATTGATATTGATATTTGCACCAGTAGCTAAAGCAGATATCACTCATAAATTATCTAGTAGTGTTCAACTCTCAGTCAATGCTGCTGCTACTCAGGTAGAGAGAATTGGTAATAGCTATAGTGTTTCTGGAAACAATGTAACAACTCAATATACTCCAGATGGTGGGTCAGCTACTAACTCAATTGGATCTTTGACAATATCTTCAGGGGTAGGTTCAATACCAGCATTATCAGCGGTTCAGGCTACAGCTGGCGAAAGTTTTAGTTTTAGTCAGACATTTACCCAAGCAGATGCTTTAGTTACCAGTGCTCCAAGTACAGGTGCTGTAAGTGCTTTATCTAATCAAACTTCAACAGCAGCAGGGGTTGCAGGATCATTGGCAGGTACAATCGACTCATCTTCAACATTGACTTTAACAGCTGGGGGAGCAGGAACAACAGCAACAGGACAATTTGTTAGTGAAATTTCAATAAGATGAAATTAAAAAATCATGCCTTTGCAATTAAAAAAAGAAGAGACAATGAAACAGATAAAAAAGATAGTACCTGTAATCTTTCTGAGTCTAATGAGCACGACTGCAAAAGCAGTCCCAGTAGTCCCAAACTTTAATACAGGTGTTCTTCAGTCTCATACTGAGACTACCTCTAAAGTGACTGAAACAATAAATGTTATTGATTATCAAACAGGCTGGCAATATACCGTCACAGGTAATAATATAAAGGCAGACAGTAATAGTTTGGTTCCTCCAGCCAAAAATGTCACACAGACATTAAATGGAGTTAATTCTACGTGGACAAATTTAGATTCCCAAAACATGCCAAACTTCTCGATCGTAGACGAGACAAAACCTTGGCAGATGACAACTACATTAAGCCAGCCAGGTCTAAAATCACAAACAATAATTCAAAGAACTTCAGAAATAAAATCTGTTACAGATACAACTTCAACTTTCAGTCAGTAAAATATTTACTTTTAGCTGCAAATATTTTTGGTATTCCCATCTATGCAAATGAGGTAGGAGGCGTGTCAGCGACTGCAAACCCGGTAGCAAATTCATCAGGGTCTGTTAGTAATTTAGCGGTGCAAAATCTGTCTGGGCCATACCTCACAAATACTTATGGGGGTGGTGTTTCTTGTCAAGGTTCTACTCTTTCAATTACTCCTTTTGCAACTTTACAAGATTCTTGGAAGGAACCTTACGAAGCGATGTATCTTGATCCAGTATTTGATAACTCAGATGTAGACAATGATGGATTATTAGACAATCCCGGTGGAATTCTTTATCATAAACCTGTAAGAACAGGTCAAAAATCAAATCACAATATTGGATGGGGAATTAGTATGAATATAACAATACCACTAGATAAAAGGCATAATGAAAGCTGTTTAAAAGCTTCTAACACTCAAAATCAAATAAATAAACAAATATTAGCTAATAAAAGGTTAGATTTTGAGATGGCAAGACTAAAACATTGTGCCGAACAAAAAAAATTAGGAGTAACTTTCGCAAAAACAAGTCCCTCTGCTCAAATATGTGCTGATATTGTAGTTGCAAATCCACATGGTGTTATCCCTAATCATCACCATTCAATTCCGAAATAAGTTTTTTCTTTCTTTGTAATCCTTTAAATCTTTCTCTATCTTTTTTACCAAATAAAGCTTTAATCCTTTTTATTAACTGCTTTATTAAAGGCTTTATTAACTTTAATAATACGGGTGTTGCAGCTGCTGAAGCTGTTGCTACTAATGCGATTGCAGCCGTAGTGCTCACTTGAGATGCATTTGGGAGTAGTTTTTCAAGAGAAGAGGTTGGTTCATATAATACAACACAAATATTACCCTGTATTTCATGACCTATAACTATTTCATCCCCACTACGTGTTAGATCTCCAACTCTAGGTTGATTTGGTGCGGGGCAAGATTTTTCATTTTTTTGTGGAATATTATCAAATGTAGGATTTGGAGTGTCTAAGTTATTTTCTTCATCTTTACTCTCATCTTGATCATTTTTTTTATTTGACTTTTCTTTGTTAAGAGATCGTTTTATATTAGGCACTGGAGCATCTTCAACATAAATTAATTCTTCTGGTTGATAATCTATTGCTTCGTAGACAGGAGATCCGGCATCACATAAGACTTTATTACCTCTTTCATCCTCGTTTACTAAATTTTTTGACTTTGTATTAACTTCGTTAAACTTGACACAACCTGGCATCTCTATAATTGGATTACCAATTTGCAAGGTTACGGGTAGGCTTTGTGGTAATGACTCTACAGTAGAAAAGTAATAACTATCAACTTTAGGAATATTTACAGTATTTATTAAAATTTCTGGTATTTCGGACAATTTTAAAAGCTAGATGAAGGAAGTTTTGGAACCACCGGACCAGTGACATCTGGTAAAGGAAGAGAGCCTCCTAACGTATCTCCTAAATTATCTTTAACAGATTCTATAGCTTTTTCTTTTATAGTATTTATTATTGTGTCTTTGTTTATAAAAATAAATAAACCACTACCTACAACTGTTAAAGAAACAATACCTGAAGCAACAGCTATTGCATTAAAAATTTTCTGCATTTTTTTAGTATTTATTTTAATTTTACTAAATTGATCTAATTACTGCAAGTTGCTAATAACTATCTCGTTTCAACTAGGTTCTGTAGGCCAAGTAATATTATATGGATCTGATTGTGTTGTAATATCACGCAAAGCCTGTCTATAAGTTTTCCAATCATCAGACAAGGTAACGTCACTATTAGCTCTCCAATCTGATAATCCTAATAAATCATTTCTACGTAATCTTACATTAAACCACTCATCAGAAATACACTGATTCTGTTCTTCTGTAGTCATCGGCTCTACTTTCACATTGTAAGCCTTTCCATTATCAACATAAGGTTCAACAGATACCAATTTTTGCGTTTTTGGTGTGTAATCTAAATCTTCTACAAGTTCTACAGTATTATTTGCAGTTAAAAAATCTGCATTAGGTGTACTTGAATTGAAGCTTGTATTAGGAAATAATTTTTGTAGTGTACCAGTGCTTTTTACAGTAGTGCCTTCAATAATTGCATAGTTCATAATGTACTTATAATACTTATCTATAATTATTATATAAAAACATAATAACACGTCATAGTATTAATCAAAAAACATTCTAGCACCTCTAGAACCACCATATTCATATTGCACTAAAGTTCTATGTTGATAATCCATAGCAATTTGTCCATAACCATGAGTATCAAAAGAAGATAAATTTCTTACATGAGTATGACCGCCATTCATACCTGAGCCAGCAAAATCTACACCTGTTAATCTGACGTATGCCAAATCACCAGCGTTATATACATTGCCAACAATGCCATCGCCTGTAAAAACTATGCTTCTACGATTACCATTTGCTATACGGCCTGGAAATGTCCATCTTGTCGTTGCAGAGATAGTTGAACTAGATGCTAAAGCATCGTAAGAAGAACTCATTGGTTTTAAAGGTGCATTGTTGCTATAACCTACTGTTGTACTAGCTGGCATATCATATCCCCAAACATAGGTGCTACCTCCGTATGCACCTGACTGCACAAATAAAAGCTGATGACCAGAAAAACACATATTTAAGTCTGCTTGTTGTCCCATTTCATTAGTACCTAATACCGAAAGATTGTATCTACCTATAGGATCTCCGCCTGGGTAAGGGTAACTATAAACATGCACTTCTTGTTGACTAATACCACTTATTATTTTCCTCTTAGTTAGTAACCAAACAGGTGTGCCGTCTCCCATATAACCTACTGTTGTACTATATGTGCTTCCGGGACTTACATGTCTTGAAAAATAATTTCCCGAATATCTTTGATAATAATTACTATCACTAAAATTATATTTAGAAGAATAAGATGATGGACTATAATTACTTCCAGCATAAACCCATTGCATAAACTTTGCCCCTTCTCCATGATTTTGATTACTCGATTGACTACCAAATTGAATAATTCTACCCATAGCATTTGTATTTCCCCCATAATTCCTCCAATTAACTGAGTAGGGAGCATTTAGATATGTAGTTGGGTTAGGGTCTAACCACATTCCTCCATAGGTAGTCCAACCTGATGGAAACGAATAGTAATTAGTAGTGTCACCTCCACTTCCTACATCAATTGGATTACTAAGACCACCACCCGAAAAAAAACCACCATAAGCAAGATCATTTAAAGTAGAAAGAGGATCATAAGGAGTACCAACAGAAGGGGTAGCGATTCTTAAATGGTGTGATCTCATTATGATAACTCTCCAATATTTGCTCCATATAATTGACCTCCTACTTTAAACAACTCTATTGCGACAGGATCAGTACCTCCAAGAGAGGGAGCAGAACCACCATTCCACTTCATAGAAGGCCAAGTCAAAGTATAATTATTAGTAGTTGCAATTACTATTAAAAGCATAGATTGACCAGTAGTTAAACTATCAGTTGCAGTTCTATTACCCCCTAATGTCCAAGTCTGAACCATTCCGTTATCAGGATCTAAGGCAACAGAAGAAAGGTCAGTTATAGAAAATACATTTTCATTTATTGCATCTTCAAAAACAACGGAACCTGTAAACGTACCACCTGCTAAGGGCATCTTTGTCGCATCACTAGCATCTGCATATTCCAACTGTCCTACTGCTGTAGCTCCAGAGCCTGTAATACTTTTAACCTTTAAAACTTTATCTGCTGCAATTTGGTTATCTGGCAGGATCATCGTATAAGACTGACCAGCACTATGAGGAGGGGATTTTATCTTTACTCCATGACTATTTACATGGCAATTTAACTGTAAAACACCATCATTACTACTGCCATCACCTTTTATCTCTACTGCTCCTGTTCCGTTAGGAGAAAGTTTTATATTTCCATTTGATGTAGATGTAACTATTTCACTCGTTAGTACATCC